CTAAACTCAATCGTATTGTAGAACACTTTGGTCGTAGAGGTGCTATTCAAGAGCAATTGACAGCAGCTATTCACCAAGCAGTAGATAAAGTTTGTGAAGATAACAAAGGTGTAATTGTTTCAATTGTAGCAACTCATAATTGTGTTTCTTGCCGAGGTGTAAAACACCAAGGTGCTGCTATGGTAACTACTAAAGCATCAGGTGTGTTTATGGATAATGATAACCAAGCACGTAAAGAGTTTTTTGATTCACTTAAAATTAATAATGGTCATGTCTCAATTTAAAGATATTATTACAATAGAGTTGCTTAATAGTTTAGGCACTCTACACTCACTTCGTGACAGAGACGATATGTCTCGTTACCCAGATGTAGAATGGGCTGAATACACCGCAGAAAAAATTGTAAAAGCTTTTGAAGGCAAATATGTACCATTCGTCAGTGAGGTAGAAGAATTTAACGATTTAATGAACAAACCAAATAACTATGAGCCAACAATACCAGCCGAAAGTGAATGGGATTTTGTATACAAATTCGTTTTGGAAGAACTTGAAGAGTATAAACAGGCTTGCGAAGAAGGAAACATCGTTGAAGTTCTGGACGCATTGTGTGACATTGCTTACGTATCCATTGGGAACGGTGCTATGCTTCATGGCCTTAAGGATAAAATTTGGCCCGCTTACATGGAAGTACAGGCGTCGAATCTTTCAAAGGCTTGCGCTACACAAGAAGAGGCACAGAATACTGTTGAAATACGCTCCAAGGAACAAGGCGAACCTTGTCACTATGAACAGGTTGGTAACAAGTATGTTGTATATCGTAGCAGGGATCGAAAAGTAATGAAAAACATTAACTATTTTAGACCTAATCTAAAGCAGTTTTTTAAATGATCTACAAAACGTGTTACGTAGAGTCTATTGAGGGGAAAAATAATTATCGAGTCCATCTTTGGGCTGATAATGGTTATAAAACCCTAAACTGGTCCTACCCAGCCTTTGAAGAAACAGATAAAGGTGATTTTATAGGACTACGAGGAGAGACTCTACGTAAAGTAACAGGTTGGGATAAAGAAAATCCCAAACTACACTTTCACGACATGAAACCATACCAACGATTCTTAATTGACTTGTATGGTAACAACGATGAGCCATCTAAAACTCATCGTGAAATATTTTTTGATATTGAGATTGAAATGGGAGGAGCACTTACAGAAGATTATATCCGTAGCGCTCCTAAACCCTGCACCTCAATTGCTTGGTGGGATAAACAAGCGGATGAATGGGCTATTTTGATTTTAGATATTAAAAACCAGCTAAAACATACTAAAGCTAAAAACCGTGAAATCATTCCTTGTCGCACCGAAGAAGAACTACTTCGTAGATGGTTAGACAAGTTAGATGAAATTCAACCCGATATTTTAGTAGGTTACAATAGTGACTATTTCGATATTCCATATTTGTTTTATCGTATTTCAAATGTGTTAGGCAAAAGTGAAGCATATCGTTTATCTAAAATTGGTAAAATTAAAGATGAATCTAGTTGGAATCAAGATAATTGGCTTCGAATTGCTGGTGTTGAATCTTTAGACTATATGAAACTCCATAAGAAGTTTAGTTTTAAAGATGAACCTTCATTTAAATTAGATGCTTTAGGAGAAAAGTATTGTAACCTAAATAAAGTTGAATACGATGGTTCTTTAGATAGATTATTCGAAGAAGACATTCAAAAGTTTATCCAATACAACTTTCGAGACGTTGAAATTTTAAAAGCATTAGACGAAAAATTCCAATACTTGTCTTTAACTAAAAACCTAGCCCATAAAGGCAAAATCAACTATAGTGACGTCTACAAAAACAGTATGATTCACGATGGTGCTATCTCAGCTTATCTATTAGAAAAAAATATTATCCCACCAGCTCGCGATAGAAATCCTATCACTAAAAAGAACTACGCAGGTGGCTATCTATTCTGTCCTACAGCAGGTATCTTTAAATACATGTTTGATGAAGATTTGACCTCACTATACCCTTCAATCATTATGTCTTTAAACATTGGTAAAGAGACACTAGTAGGTCGTATTGTAATGCCTGATGAAAAAGTAGTTGTTGAAGGTAAAGAGATATTTAATTGTCGTTACGCATTAAACGATTTGAAAAAAATGGAACCAGATAGGTTACTATTGATTCAAAACTCAAAACGTAAAACAGCTAACATTAAAGTAAAAGATGTAATTGCTCTTATCGAAACAGACAATATGTCTATTTCAGCAAATGGAGTCTTATACAGAACTGATTTTGACTCAGTACTAAAAACTATTCTTTCTAAATGGTTTAAAGAACGAGTTATTTACAAAGACGAAATGAAAAAAGCCTATAAAGCCGGTAATAAAGCTTTAGGCGAACAAATGCACTTAAAGCAACATACAATGAAGATTTTGCTAAACAGCTTATATGGTGCTACAGCTCTAGGTAGCTTTAGATATGGTAATGTAATTTTGAGTGAAAGTATTACCTTAACAGGCCAACGTATCATCCAAGAATCAGCATTATTTGCTAATACTGATATGAATAAAGTAATGAAAGATGATGATGAAGCTACTAAAATGAGAAATCGAATTGATGTTTGGTTTAAAGGAATACTTAAAAGACCTTATAAAGAAGAAGAAAGAATGAATGTTACAGGTTATGATGATGGTAAGGGGGTTACAATCCCTATGAGTCAATCCTTAAGTTAAAGTTTAAATAATGGAAGAACAAATTAGAATAACAAAACAATCAATTCGTAGAGGAGTAACTGTTAGTGATAGAACTAAAAATCTTACTAAAGACGAAGTAATCGCTATGAGTGAAAAATGGACTGAAAAGGAAATTACTTTCTTTAAAAAGATGCTTAAACAAGGAGGGCGTTTTAGTATCCAAGGCCAAAAATTTCACATCACAGTTCCTGAGCTTATTTACAATAATAAGGGAGATGTAGAAGCAGTATTACAAGAACATGAAGAACAAAATCCTTGATTTACATGGAGTAAAACATGCTGATGTAGAAGATAGACTAATTGGGTTTTTCTTCTTAAATGGGTATACCCAATGCACTATTATTACAGGTAACTCTCAACAAATGAAAAATATTGTTCTAGAATTTCTTGACAAACACGATTATAATTACTATATTCCAAGCCACAATTTAGGTGAAATTCAGGTATGGGACTAAAAAAACCAGATAACGTAGCTGATAACCCAGGACTCTTACCTTACGCTAGTAACGTAAGTGCTCCTGCTATTCGTCCTGATAACATAGATGATTGGAAACTACGAGGTGTTAATAAAGTAAATAAACAGATTGAAACCAAATTCCTAGAATTAAAAGAAGAATACTTAAAACTAGTTGAAGAATTTCAGTGGAATGAATTAGTATATAAAGCTAAATTTAGTTATGAACCTGTAATAGGTGAAACTTATTACCTTTACGTTGGGAATGACGGAAATCCTTTCTTATCTTTAATAGCACCAAATGAATGGGACAAAGAACATATTGGTTCTTTTAAATTAAATAGTGAACAAAAATGGATTAAGATATGATACAATTAGAAACTACACCTTGGTTCATCGCTAATAAAGAAGACGAAAACTACTGCGTCTATGTTGATACAGACTCTAACTATTATAATGCTGAACCTTTGCTTAGACGTCTCTATCCTAATTTTGACAGCATGTCTGAAGAAGAAAAAGACACCTTTCTTGAAGGACTTGCTCTTCAATATCAAAGTTTAATCACTAAGTCTTACGATAAACTAGCTTTAGAAGCATTTAATATCAAAGAACACAGATTTGATATGAAAACCGAGTGTATGATTCGTGCTGGTTATTTTAGAGCTACCCGCCGTTATGCTCAGTGGATTACTAAAAAAGAAGGTGTACCTGTAGATGATTTAGATATTAAAGGTCTAGAGTTTATGAAAGCTAACTTCCCTAAAATATTTGGAGATTTCTTTAAAGATGTTCTACAACGAGTTATTAAAGGGGCTCCCCAAAAAGAAGTTGATGAATTATTAAAGGAATTTAGAACCAAAGTATTATCTCCTGATATGGACATTACAATTTTAGGTAATCCTACTCGTGTAAATACTTTAGATAAGTATATTGCTGCTAAACCTAAAGCCGGAGAAATGTTCTCAATTGTAGCTCAAGGTGCTCCTGCACCCGTAAAAGCAGCTATTAAATATAATGATTTACTTGCATTTTGGAAATTAGACAGACAACACTCTAAAATTGTTCAAGGTGATAAAGTAAAATGGATTTATCTAAAAGATAATCCATACAAAATTGAAGCATTAGCATTTTTAGATTTTGACATACCAGAAAAAATTCGTACATTATTAGCTGAATATGCTGATAAAAATAAATCATTTGAAACAATTTTAGAAAGTAAATTACAAGGATTTTATAGTGACTTAGGATGGGATTTAAATTTAAATCCTTACAGAAATCTATTTTTTAACTTTTAAATATGGCTATAGTATACGGTATATTTTTTGGAGACCATAATTACTCAACTACAGTAATAGTAGATGGGAAAGTTGTATTTGCAGTTGAAGATGAAAAAATTACTAGAACTAAAAGCTGTTATGCTCTTCATGAAGGAGGTTTAGCTTCATTACAAGCAGCCGAACAACATACAGGAATAAAAATCTCAGATGCCGATTTAATTGCTATAACTGATTTAGCTATCATTAGAGATGTAGGTTATAGAGGTCTTACATCTGAACAAAATGTAAAAATTTATTTAGATATCCTTAAAAAAACTAATAAACCTATAAAAATTTATTCCCATCATCAATCTCATGCTGCCTCAGCTTATTACCTTTCAGGATTTAAAGATAAAACAGCAATAGTAACTTCTGATGGAGGATGTTTTGAAGAAGAGTATGGTAGTATTTGGTTAGCTGAAAATGGACAAATGGATAAATTTAAAGGTTTAGGTAAAACTTCTAATGCTAGTTTAGCAAATTTATTTAACAATGCTTGTCCTTTTTTTGGTTTTAAAGGTTTAAAAGATGAAGGTAAAATCATGGGAATGGCTCCCGATGGATTTTACAATGATATGATTTATCATACTTTTGATATTCTTTGTAAATATACTGGGGAGTTAACCTTTTCCCACATCCCCGAAAATACAACTTTAATGCATTATGCTTATGAAAAACTGTATAAAGAAGGGTGGTTTAAAGATCAAAAACATAAAGAAGTAGTAGCATATAACCTACAAAAAGCCTTATCAGATAATTTAGTAGCGTATCTTAAAGATGTAAAATTGTATTTTCCAAATTATAATAAACTTTGTTTAGCAGGGGGAATATTTGCTAATGTAAAATCTAATCAACATATAAATGAAGAATGTGGTTTTGATGAAATTTTTATAGCTCCTCCTATGGGTGATGAAGGTTTATCTTTAGGGGCTGCTATTTTAGGATCCCTAGAATTAGGGGATTGGGAACATAAACCTACTAAAGATGTATTTTTTGGTCCAGAATATTCAGACGAAGAATGCTTTAATGAATCTAAAAACTGGGGGGTAAAATTAGTTAAAGATTTTATTGACTATGATTTTTTATCTGATCTTATAATTAATAGAAAAGTAATAGCTATTCATAATGGGAAATTAGAATTTGGTCCTCGAGCTTTAGGTAATAGAAGTGTAGTTATGGAAACTACAAACGAAAATAATCATTTATATTTAAATAAACGATTTGGTAGAAGTGAAACTATGCCTTTTGCACCTATTGTTTTACAAGACCAAGCAAAAAAAGTATTTAATATCACTAATTCAGAATTTGCAGCTGAGTTTATGACGCTTTGTTACGATACTAAAGATGAATGGATAGAGAAAATCCCAGCCGTAATCCAAAAATCAGATAAAACAGCAAGACCCCAAATAGTAAGTCAAGATAAACATCCTATATTTTATAATATTCTTAAGTCTTATTATAATAAAACTAATATACCTGTATTACTAAATACTTCATTTAATGGGCATGGCGAACCTATAGTTAATACTCCTGCTGAAGCTTTTGCTCACTTAGAAAAAGGTTCTATAGATTATTTATTAATAGGAAATAAAATCTATAAAAAAGATGAATAAAGAAGTAGAAGTCACTTTAACATATTCAACTAAAGGGTTTGGTCCTAGAGTTGATGTATTCTGTAATGTTGAAGAACAATTTGTTTTAAGATTATATAATTTTTTAGATGGAAAGAAACGATTAATCTATAGTGGATTAATTAATTCTAATGCTTATTATCAACCTTGGAGACGTTTTTATACTAATTGGGTAGTTGAAGTATGGGCTTGGGATAATGGATTAAGTAAGATTTATGAAAATTATTTTAATATAAACGGAAAACGTGTAGTTTTTTTTGTTAATGGAGATAGTGTTAACGAAGTTAAAGAATACGTAGACGAAATTTTAGAGTTTTGTGACCGAAAAAAATGTTTTGGAACTATAGTTACTCGCTATGATCTTCTTCTTAAAGAAAAATATGCCCACTATAGAGTTAATTATACCTCTCATCTCCCAGATGATGAATTATCTAATTACTATGTTTCTTATACTGTATCTCGAGAAACTATAAACCAAGATTTTAATATGCTAGATAATAGACTAGCCCAAGAAAAATATGTTTGGGACGATTATATCCCAGTTAACTATAAAAAGTATAATTTGTCTAATAGAGAGATAGCTAGAGCTATTTTAAATGGAGTAACTTGGAGAGATGATAAATTATTCCCTAATTATTCACCTTATAATATATTAAATTTATGAGAGTATTAGGTATAACAGGTGGAATTCATAGTTGTGGTTTAGCATTAGTTGAAAATGGTAAGCCTATATTTGCGTTTGAAGAAGAACGTTTTTGTAGAATCAAAACTTATAAAGATTTTGAAGCCGATTTTCATCGATACCCTTTAAATAGTTGGAATTGGGCAAAATCAAAATACCCTGAATATCTTACCGATATAGATTATATCACAGGCTTTTTTCCTCCTGGCACTAAATTTGTAGAACCAATGCTTGAAGGAATAACTTTAAGAAACACAATTAAAGCTCCTTATATAGAAGTAAGTCACCATGAATCTCATTGTAACTTAGCATATTACTTAAGTGGATTTCAAGAAGATACTTTAGTTATTTCTATGGATGCTAGTGGTAATAATCATAGTGCTAAATATTATTTAGGTCAAAATGGTAATTTAATTTATATTGATGGTTTAGATCTTAGTAGGAAATCTTTAGGTCATTATTATTCTATGTTAACTGAATTTTTAGGGTTTAAACGCTTAAAAGATGAAGGTAAAGTAGTAGGAATGGCTTCACATGGACATTATGACAGTGTTTTGTATGATATATTTAACCAATGCATTACAGTTGATGGATACTTAACTGATTTAGATAATAGTAGTGAAGTAGTTTTAGGTGGGATTTATAAAGATTTTTATAATTTGTTTTACACTAAAACCGGAAGCAAAGCATTTTGGACTCATAAATCTAATATAGCATTTAATGGTCAGTTAGTATTTGAAGAAAAAATCCTTCAAATAATTGATCATCTTCATAATCTTTATCCTAAAGCTAAAAAAATAGCTTTAGCCGGAGGAGTATTTGCTAACATTAAAGTAAATAAAAGAATAAATGAATTACCTTGGGTAGATGAAGTTTTTGTAGCTCCTCCTATGGGTGATGAAGGTACTCCTTTAGGTTGTGCTTTAGCTACTTATAAAAAATTTAACCCTGATTTTAAACCTTTTAAATTAAATGATGCATTTTTAGGGGTAGAATTTACAGACCAAGAAACAGAAGAAAATTACTGGGATCAAGAAAAATTTAACAGACGACCCTACACCCCAGAACAAATCGCTTGGGATTTGAAAGAAGGTAAAATAATAGGATGGTTTCAAGGTCGTTATGAACATGGTCCTAGAGCACTATGTAATAGAAGTATTATTGCTGATCCAAGTGTACCGGGTACTTATAAAAAAGTAAATGATAGATTACAACGTAATGATTTTATGCCCTTTGCTCCGGTTGTAATTGATAAGTATGCTAATGAAGTATTTAACGTTACTAAATCCGCTTACACAGCAGAATTTATGACTATGCTTTATAATACTAGGGAAGAATGGCAAGAAAAAATCCCAGCAGTAGTTCATCCTATTGATAAAACAGCTCGTATTCAAATTGTAACTGAAAATAGCAATCCTAAGTTTTATAAATTAATAAATAAATTTAATGATATAACTAGTATTCCCGTACTATTAAATACTTCATTTAATATACATGAAGAACCTATAATTTGTACTCCCAAAGAAGGGTTTGTACATTTAGAGAACAATATAGTAGATGTATTGGTTATAGGAAATTTTATTTTTACTAAAAAATGATAAATAAATTAGAGTTACAATCCGTTATCAACAAATATTTCCTGAATGGAATGGTTGAATCAGTAAAATGGAATACTGAAAGTAACGCGCTAACTATTGACTTCCAATCACCTAACAAGGACATGATTGGATGTGTTAAACACACGAATTTCCCGCTAGAAAACAGCGAAATCGCGGTGTATGATACATCTAAACTAAATAAGTTGTTAAGTATTGCTAATGGTGATGTAGTATTAGAACTAGAAAAAACCCAAGCAGTTTATACTAAACTTATTATTTCAGATTCTAATTACACCCTTAACTTCTCCCTTACAGATCTACTACTTATCCAAGATTTAGGTGATGTAACTGATCCTCAAAACTATGAAATATTTGGTTTTTTAGGTGAAGAAGAAATTAGTGCTATTATTAAAGCACACAACGCACTTGAAAGCGACAATATGATTGTTCGTATTGATCGAGATTTAGATGGTGAGGATTGTTTAATGCTTACATTTGGTGACAATTCAAACCACACAAACAAAATCGATTACCAATTCCCAGACGCTTCTTTAACAAATGTGCCTTACGGAACTAAAATCCCATTTAACTCAGCTATGGTTAAAACCATCCTGAACAACAACAAGGATGCTACATCAGCTACATTTAATGTTAATACCCGAGGATTGATGAAGTTGCTGTTTCAAGGTGAGAATTGGACAAGTGTTTATTATATTATTAGGAAAGCAGATATTTAATATATGTATAAATGAATACGAAAGACCCTAGGGCACGTAGTTTATTGTTTAACCGCTGATCTTTAGACAGCACAAATTAAAAAGTGATATGAGTACACTATTCCCTTATGATCTCTTATTTAGAGATTTTTTTAAGTCTGAACTAGACTTCCAACCAGCTATACAAGCTAAAATTCAACACCCAGTAGACATTTATGAAAACAAAGACGGACTCCACTTCGAAGTGGCTTGTACTGGTCTTTTTAAAGAAGATATTGAATTAAATATCGAAGGAGATATTCTCCGTATTTCATATAATAAAAATGATGATGATAAATGTTGCGATATAAATGATTGCACTTATCTTCACAAAGGAATTGCTAAGCGTTCCTTTAATTTAGGTTATAAAGTAGCTTCTAAATTTAATCTATTAAAAGCAGAAGCAATGATGGAAAATGGATTACTTACAATCCATATTCCTTATGCTGAAGAAGCAAAGCCAAAAACCCTTAAAATTAAATAAGTTATAATTTGTGATCCTAGGGTCTCTTTCGTATATTTAAGTTATTATAAAATAAAGGAAACTATGGCAAAACCCTCAAAACAATATACTAGGTATATTAAAGATCCTCTTCTAGATCCGTATGTAATACAACTAGAAGATCACTGTTTTTCAGTTCATAAAGTAACTATAGCTGAAGAAAGTGGAAAAGAATATAGCCAAAATATTGGTTACTATAATAGTTTTGAAGCTGCTCTTCAAGCTATTGCCAGAACAGAAGCAAAATCTTACAGTTATGAGAGCATTAAAGATTTTATAGACTCTTATGACAAAATCACTAATAAATTAAAAAATATAGTAAACATATGATTGAAGCGTTATATAATGCTGTTGTAGTACAAGCAGTTGAACTAGAAGAAACAATGTATGGTAACATTGTAGTACCCGATTTAGGTAATGAAAAAAATAAAACAGCTAAAGTAGTATCAGTAGGACCAGGTGCCCAATCTATTACGGGTAATTTTCTTAATACGGTTTTAAAAACAGGAGATATCGTAGTTTTACCTACTATGGGTTTTACTAAATTTGAATATCAAGGTGAAGAATATTGGATTGGTCGTGAAAATGATATTTTAGCTAAAATCACAGAAACTTCTAGTATTAAAGATATTTTAAATCAAACAGAATTAACAGAAGAAGATAAAAAAGCCTTAACAAATGAGTAAAGTTATTGAATTTGGTCCTGACGCACGAAAACAACTTGTAGCAGGCATTGATAAATTAGCGGACGCAGTAGTTGCTACGCTTGGTCCTAATGGGCGAAATGTGGTCATTGCTAATGACCAAGGTTATCCTCAAAGCACTAAAGATGGTGTTACGGTTGCTAAATCTATTTCATTGAGCAATAAAGTAGAAGAAGTAGGAGTATCTATGGTTAAACAAGCTGCTATTAAAACAGCTGATAATGCTGGTGATGGTACAACTACCTCTACTTTATTAGCTCGTGAAATGATAAAGGCAGGTTTGTCTCATCTTAACAATGGAGCTAATGCAGTAGAAATCAAGCGTAGTATTGATGTAGCAGTAAAGCAAGTAGTAGAAGCAGTTCGTAAAAATGCTGAAGATATCTCAAGCGAAGAACAACTTGAACAAATTGCTACTATTTCAGCTAACAATGACCCTGAAGTAGGTAAATTAATTGCTACTGCTATGAATAAAGTAGGTCGTGAAGGTGTAGTAACGATTGAAGAAAGCAAATCAGGTGAAACATACCTTGAAACAGTAGAAGGTATGCAATTTGATCGTGGTTACAAATCACACTATTTTGTAACTGACAATAATAGTATGTCTTGTTACCTTGATAATCCTCTTATCCTTATTGCAGATAAGAAATTTACTCAGGTGAAAGAATTACTACCTATCCTTGAGGCGGTATCAAACCAAAACCGTTCTCTATTACTCATTGCAGAAGATATTGACAATGAGGCACTTGCTACTCTTATTGTAAATAAAATGAGAGGTACTATTAAAGTTGCAGCTGTTAAAGCTCCTGAATTTGGTGATCGTCGTAAATTAATTTTAGATGATATTGCTATTTTAACAGGGGGTCAAGTATTTAGTACTGACAAAGGTATGAAACTTGACAAATTTAGCTGGGACTGGTTTGGGGAATCCCGCAATGTAACAATAACAAAAGAACAAACTACAATTGTAGATGGAAGAGGAGAATCTGAATCAATACAAACACGTATTGAAGAACTTCAACAACAAATCGAAAAAGCAACGTCCGCTTTCGAACAAGAAAAACTCCAAGAAAGGCTCGCGAAATTCGTCGGAGGAGTGGCAATAGTCCATGTAGGTGGAAACACTGAAACGGAAATGAAAGAAAAAAAGGACCGTGTAGAAGATGCACTTCATGCAACTAAAGCTGCTATTGAAGAAGGTATCGTACCAGGTGGTGGGGCAGCATTACTTTATGCTCGTGAAGCAATTGAAGATGCTAATATTGGCTCTAAAATTGTATACCAAGCTTGTGGTAAACCATTTACCCAAATTCTTTCTAACGCCGGATATGACAATACTAAAGCTGAAATGTTGGCTTTAAATGTTATCCAAGAAGAAGATGAGTGGTATGGTTATAACCTTAAAACCGAAATGTTTACTAACATGAAAGAAGAAGGTATTATTGACCCAGCTAAAGTAACACGTTTGGCACTTGAAAATGCTGCTTCAGTAGCAGGAACTATTCTTTTAACTGAGTGTGTTGTTGTAGATAGTCCCGAAGATAAAAAAGAAAATGATCCTATGTCGGGTATGGGAGGTATGTTCTAATGAAAACTGAAAAACAAGAATTTCTAGAAGTAATTGCTAATCGAGTCCCGCCTGGTGACAGGTGGACATTAGTAGGTGAAAAACAAATCTATAATTCAATTACTGAAACATTAGAAGCATGGTTTAGTAGAACTGGTGAAAAAGCAGAATTTCGACTTGCTCCTTTACAAAGTAAGTTGTATGTTATCCGCACCGAAGAAATAGAAATTAAACCTGAACCACCTAAAAAATATAATATTTACGGTGATTACGAATAAAGAACATAGTTTATTAGTTGAAAAATATCGCTCTAAAGGTTTAGACGAGTATGTTGGTAATGAAAATATCAAAACCACAGTTGCTCAATACCTAAAACAAAATGATATCCAAAACCTAATATTCTACGGCCCAGCAGGCACAGGTAAAACTACGTTAGCTAAATTAATTGTAAATAATCTTAATTGTGACTATCTTTACATTAACGCAAGTGATGAAAGAGGCATTGAAACAATTAGAGATAAAGTATCTGGCTTTGCATCTACCGCTTCGTTTAAACCGCTTAAAGTAGTAATTTTAGACGAAGCTGATTTTCTCACTATCCAGGCGCAGGCATCTCTTCGAAACGTCATTGAAACGTTCTCACGTAGTACTAGGTTTATTTTAACCTGTAACTATGTAGAACGTATCATTGACCCACTTCAATCAAGATGTCAAGTCCTGAAAATTATACCACCTTCTAAAGCCGAAGTAGCAGCACACATTGCTGGTATCATGGAAACTGAAGGTGTTTCATTTCAACGTGATGATCTAAAAACAATCGTAAATCAATTTTATCCAGATTTACGTAAATGTCTTAACACTATTCAATTATCAATTGTTCATGATAAAGTAAAAGGTGAAGACGATAAGTGGCTTAAAATCGATAAGTCAGTATTAGTTTCATCTAATTACATGACACAAGTTCTAAAAGAACTTACCCAAAAGAAACCTAATTTTAACAATATTAGACAAATTATTGCAGATGCAAATGTTCAAGACTTTGAAGAACTATATCGTTACCTTTATGATAACGCTTCTATCTATGCTCCTGGGTCCGAAGGTATGGTGGCAGTATACACTAACGAATATTCGTACCAAGCTAACTTCCGCATTGACAAAGAAATAAACGCAATGGCACTTATTGCTAAGTTAATTGAGCTAGCCAAACCTAAAGTATTGTGAATTACCAGGTATTAGATATAAATGGGAAACTATTTAAATTAGTTAGAATCTTAAGAGATGATAGACAATGGGATTTAGATATTTTAAGACAACTCTGGTATTGTACTAACACATTTAAAAAAGAAGGTGCTATATATTTTGTAAGAGAAATAGAAGATGTTGAATTTGAAGAACTTCCTTAAATTTACTGTAATTTGGATTAGCCAAAACTTATCCATACCTTTTTGGATGGTTGGACACGTCCACTTAATGACAACAATTTATCAAGACATACATGAGATTATAGCCAGCTTAGGTATGAATATTATAGTATTAATTGGCTTTATTTTAGATTATAAATCACAAAACAAATGATGAATCAAGAACAACCTAAACTTAACATTGATATTAAAAATACAGAAAAAGTAGAAACCCCAGACGGTAACTATGTAGTAGCTGAAGGTCTTATTTTACGTAAAGCATCACGTTTTGCTGTAGGTACTGAACAAGATGCGATTATTCCAATTCCTGTATTTTATGATGTAAAAACAGGAAAAATTTTAAAGGAAACTCTACCTAAAGAGATTCAAGACGAATATGACAATATTTGATTGGTTAAATGAAATAACAATCAAAAAAACTCTTCCTAATAACTTCACGGAAGAGTCATGGGATAAGTTCAATTCTTACATGATACATAGATATTTATCTATGAACATAGATTACATTGATATTGTAAATTATGTACAAAAGATAAATCCAACCAATAAGAAACAAATTTATTCCATTTACCGAGAAATGATCCCAAAACAAAAAGTTTGGCTTAAATATATTAAGAGCCAAACACCAAAGAAGAATGACGAACTAGTAAATTATGTAGCTGAATATTTTGAATGCTCACTTGGTGAAGCAGATCATTATATTGACATTTTAAGAGAAACAGGAGTGCGTAATATACTTTGGCAGATGGGAGTTGATGAAAAAGAACAAAACAAATTGGTAAAAAGCTTATAATATGGCTGGAAAAAGTGTTGACGATAAAACAATTTGGACTGTAAAAGAAGAACCAAAATTAAGTTACGGCCCTAAAGCAAGTGAAATCCTTAAAAAAGAATACCCTCATATTTACGCTGGCTATATGGCTATCGTGGAAGAGCAGTTTGAGCTATTTAGCAAAAAACATCTTGACTACGGTATGGCTAATATCAGCGCTGGTACTTTACTTGCTACTGAAGAAGAAAGGGCTTTCGCTCTTACAGGACTTTGGTATCGCATAAGCGATAAGATTAGTAGATGGAAAAATCTACTTATTAATAATAAAAGAATTAACAACGAACCACTAACTGATACTTATCAAGACATTGTTAATTATGGTATCATTGCTCAATTAGTAGAGCGTGGTTTGTGGAAAAAATAATATGGAATATAAAATTCCTATAGTAAGTTTTATTTTACCTACTAAAAATAGAGTAGGTAAACTTAAAAATTCACTTGATTCCTTATTTAATACTTGTTATGATAAGTATAATTTTGAGGTTTTATGTGGGGTTGATAATGATGATTTTGATACTATTAATTTCCTTTCTCAATATTCTACAACCCACCCTAACGTAAAATATTATGAATTTAGTGAAAAAGGATATGAAAATATCTATAAAATCCAAAATATTTTAGCCACTAAAGCATCAGGCAATTTTCTTGCTCTTTACACAGATGATGCTGTTTATACTTCTTTAAATTGGGATTTAGTTATTAAAGAATATTTAAATAAATTTATAGTTCTAAATCCTATGGTTTCTCATATGGAACATTATGTTAGAGGTACTTATGAACTTTTTCCTGGATATATGTTTTGCATTTTACCTATAGTTCCTAAAAAATTAGTAGAATTAACTGGAAGAATGGCTAATAATACAGCATCAGATACTTGGATAAGTGAGCTTGTATTTCATGCTAATATTCCTTATATTCAAGAAGATAATATTATTTTATCCCATTTTAGATTTGATGAAACTCAAAACGAGGATCATATAGATGATTTGTATTACGAAGTAGAAAGTAGGAAACAAATTGTTAAAGATAATTTTTACTCAGATTATCAAACTCAAGAAAGAATAAAGGATATAGAAAAAATAAAACAATACTTAAGTAGTTTTGCCTAAGAAAAAAATACCTTCCATTATTAAGGAAGTAAAATCAACCACGCCCCCAGACGTTGACTATAGCTATCAAAAGCAAATCTCATTTAGTCAATTTTCCATGTACGAGCAGTGCCCACATAAATGGGCGCTGCAGTACAGGGATGGGCATCGTAAAACCGAAGTATCAATTCACATGACTTTTGGTACTGCTATTCACGAATCATTACAATTGTATTTAACTACAATGTATGAGGAAAGCAAAGCAGCAGCTGATAGGATTGATTTAGTAGAGCATTTTGAAGATACTCTAAGAAAACAATACAGAATTGACTATGAAAAAAATAATAAAGTACATTTTTCAGATTCTACTCAACTAAGAGAATTTTTTGAAGATGGAGTTGCTATTATCAATTGGTTCAAAAAGAAAAATGGAGTGTATTTTAGTAAACGTAACTGGTGGATAGTTGGTTGTGAAGTACCCATCCAATTAACGCCTAATCCTGCGTTTAAAAACGTTATTTACCGCGGATTTTTAGACGTTGTATTGTATAATGAAGCAACAAAAACGATAAAAATCATTGATATCAAAACCTCTACTCGTGGTTGGAAAGACAAAGAAAAAAGTGATGAAGTTAAAAATATGCAATTGATTTTATATAAAAAATTCTTTGCTCAACAATATAACTTTCCAATAGATAATATTGATATTGAATATTTTATTGTAAAACGTAAAATCTATGAAGATGGAGATTACCCTGAAAAACGTATTCAAACCCATGTACCAACCTCAGGTAAAGTAAAAGTAAATAAAGCAACAAAAGCATTAAATGAATTTATTGAACGTGCTTTCCAGAAGGATGGTTCGTATAATCAAGGACCACAATTAAAAAATCCTAGCAAATGGAATTGTCAATTCTGTCCTTTTAATAATGATATTAATTTATGTGACAAGGGGTTATCTTAAAGACTCCTAATATATGTATATCAAACAATTAATTAAAAATAATGTTATGAATAAAAAAGAAATGACTTTAACTTCTGTAAAGATACAAAGTGAGTTATTTGATGAATTTAAAGTTTCGTGTGTTCGCCACAAATTTTCATTCCAAAAACTTGCTGATCGTTCAATTCATTTGTATCTTACAGACGAAAATTTTAGAAAACAAATACATAGTCATAATAATTTAGATATTTAATTTATGAAAGAAGGTTACGTACCAAAGGATCAAAGGAAAAAAATTCTTTTGATGTGCGATGATATTAGACTACCATCAGGAATTGGAACGGTAGGACGAGAGCTAATTTTAGGAACAGCTCATCGCTATAATTGGGTAAACTTAGGAGGAGCAATTGATCACCCTGAATTTGGAAAAAGATTTGACCTTAGTGAAGACACCAACAAAAACACAGGAATTACAGATGCTTCAGTTGTTGTTATTCCTTATAATGGGTATGGTGATCCTACTACTTTAAGAAAACTTTTAGAAGAAGAACAACCTGATGCTATTTTCTTAATTACTGATCCTAGATATTGGGTTTGGTTATTTCAAATTGAAAACGAAATCCGTAAACAAATTCCTATTGCTTACCTTAATATTTGGGATGATCTTCCTGCTCCTTATTATAATAAAGCATTTTATGAATCATGTGATGCCTTATTTGGTATTTCTAAACAAACAGTTAACATTAATAAACTTGTTTTAGATGATAAAGCTAAAGGAAAAATTATTAAGTATGTACCTCATGGTTTAAATCCAAAAATTCTTTACCCTCTTAAAGATAAAGAAAATAATAAAGAATTTCAAGAATTTAAAAAACATTTACTAAAAGGTAAAGAATATGATTTTGTAGTATTTTTTAATTCACGAAATATTAGACGTAAACAAGTACCTGATACTATTTTAGCATTTAAAACTTTTATAGATAAACTACCTAAAGAAAAAGCTAAAAAATGTCTTTTATTACTTCATACTGAAGCGGTTTTAGATCATGGAACTGATCTTCCTGCTATAATTAAAACTATATGCCCTAAAGATAATATAGTAATCACTAATACCAGATTTAGTGTTGAGCAAATAAATTATCTTCACAACATAGCAGATGTTCAAATTCTTCTTACTTCAAATGAAGGTTGGGGATTAAGTTTAACTGAAGCCTTACTTGTAGGGAACCCTATTATTGCTAATGTAACAGGTGGTATGCAAGATCAAATGCGTTTTGAAGATGAAAATGGTAATTGGATTGATTTTAACGCTGATTTCCCTTCTAATCATAGAGGTACTTACAAAAAACATGGTGAATGGGCATTCCCAGTATACCCAACAAGTCGTTCACTACAAGGTTCTCCTCCTACACCTTATATTTTTGATGATAGATGTAATTGGGAAGATGCTGCTGACCAAATTATGGAGGTTTATAATCTTTCTTCTAAAGAACGTAAAGATAAAGGTAATAAAGGTAGAAATTGGGCTCTTTCTAATGAAGCAGGTTTTACTCAAGAACATCAAGCTCAACGTATTATCGAAGGAATGGATGAATTATTTTCAACTTGGAAACCTAGAGAAAAATTTGAATTTATTAATGCTACTGATTACAATCTTCCTGTTTTAAATCATAAATTAATTTATTAATATGAGCAAAAATACGTTTTATATAAGCAGCCCTTTTGACACTTATAGTGGTTATGGTGCTCGTTCTAGAGATTTAATTAAAGCTATTATAGAATTAGATAAATATGATGTAAAATTATTATCTCAACGCTGGGGAAATACACCCTTTGGATTCTGTACAAATAATCCTGAGTGGGGATTTCTTTTAGATTTAATAGTCCCTAACAATAATCTTACTGAGCAACCAGATATTTGGGCTCAAGTTACTGTACCTAATGAATTTCAACCTGTAGGAAAGTATAATATTGGTTTTACTGCTGGTATGGAAACTACTTTAGTACATGGTAGTTGGGTAGAAGGAATAAATAGAATGGATATTACTTTTGCTTCATCTGAGCATTCTAAACAATCTTTTCTTAACTCAGTTTATGAAAAAAGAAATAATCAAAACCAAAAAGTAGGAGAAGTAAAAGTAGAAAAACCTATTGAAGTATTATTTGAAGGTGCTAACTTAGACGTTTATAAACCTACTACTGAACCTTGTTTGATTGATTTTAATATTCCTGAATCATTTGCTTACTTATTTGTAGGTCATTGGATGCAAGGAGAGATAGGTGAAGATAGAAAAAATGTAGGTTTATTAATTAAAGCATTTTTAGAAACTTTTAAAAATAAAAAAAACAAACCTGCTTTAATTCTTAAAACTTCTCAAGTTGGGGCTTCTTATATGGATAGAGATGAAATTCTTAAAAAAATTTCATATATTAAGGAAACAGTAAATTCTGAAAATTTACCTAATATTTATCTTCTTCATGGTGAATTTACTGATGAAGAAATGAATTCACTTTATAACCATTCTAAAATTAAAGCAATGGTTAGTTTAACTAAAGGTGAAGGCTTTGGTCGTCCATTACTTGAATTTAGTTTATCACAAAAACCTATCATTACTACTTCATGGTCCGGCCATACAGATTTTTTACATAAAGAATTTAGTATTTTAATAGGAGGAACCCTTACAAATGTTCATAAATCAGCAGTAGTTAAAGATATGATTTTACCTGAATCTCAATGGTTTTCCCCTGATCATGGACAAATTGGATATTTTTTAAATGATATGTTCGAAAATTATAAAAAATATATCAGTGGGGGTAAACGACAAGCTTACTATAGTAAAACTAACTTTAGTAAAGACAAAATGAAAGAAAAACTAGATCTTCTTTTAACCCAAAATATCCCAGACTTACCTAAAAAAGTAGAACTTAAATTACCCCAAATTAAAAAAATTGAACTTCCTAAAAAACCTATACTAAATGGATAATTTAATTACTTGTAATCGTTGCAGTTCAGATGCGTGTTATGTTCAAGAAGTAAGTGCTGATATTAAGCTATATTATTGTTATGGTTGTGGTTTCCAAGCTAATACTGCTATGAACTCAGGCTCTAAATTTTTAAATGAACAACTAGAAATCCTTCCAGAGCTATATAAAGAATTAATGGGTGAAGATGAAAATGGATTAATTTGGATGCCTTCTACGGTTAATATTCCTGATAAAGGTATGGTGTTTGCTGATGGAGGTACTTCTTTAAATTGGTATTGGTCTGCTGTTAAAGCAATCCCTATGCCTGAAGAAGAAAAAGCTAAATTTGCTGAAAAAGGTAAAGATTATAAATGGAAAATGGACATGACTACTTTACAACATTTCCCAGAACGTGATTATATAGAAGCTCTTGATTATATTGGAGTGTTTGAAAAATAAACCAAAATGAAAATAAGTTACGCAATTACAGTTTGTAATGAGTTATTAGAAATTCAACGTTTACTTCCTTTTTTAATTGAGAACAAAAGGAAAGAAGATGAAATTGTAGTATTTTATGATACTAACAATGGTTCTAAATCTGTAGAAGATTATTTAAGAGCTCAAAGTGTAAATACAGTTCCCTTTAGATGGTTTGGTTATCATTTTAATGGTCACTTTGCTCATATGAAAAATGCTCTCACAGAAGCATGTTTAGGAGACTACATCTACCAAATCGATGCTGATGAAATGATCTCAGAGTATGTAATGCGTTTACTCCCTCAAGTATTAGAAATGAATACAGTAGATGTTGTTAGAGTGCCTCGTATTAATACAGTAGAAGGATTAACTCAAGAACATATTGATAAGTGGAAGTGGTACGTTAATGAACGTGGCTGGATTAACTTCCCAGACTATCAATGGAGAATTTATAAACGTGTTCCTGAAATACGATGGGAAAATAAAGTACATGAAGTTCTTAATGGTTATGAAACTATGGCAGTTCTTCCTCCTGAGGAAGAATGGTGTTTAATTCACCATAAGGATATTAAACGCCAAGAAAAACAAAATGAATATTATAGTAAGTTATGAAAGATAAATACCCTAATATGAAATCTACAGTTAATACTCAAGGTGAAGTAGTAACTCAAATAATTCATTTTGTAGGAGGAATTAAAAGAACATACCATGGTATTTTAAGTTCTTCTATTAAACAAGGACAATTTACTAAATTTAAGTGTACTGATGGTAGCATGGTTATGATTAACGATGTTAATGTTTTATGTATTGAAGTTTTTACTGAAAAGTTTTAAATTATGATTATAGGTAATGGTAGCATTGCTCGAGTATTAGAAGATAGAGATGATTTAGTATTTTTCGCTTCAGGAGTTAGTAATAGCTCTTGTAAAGATGAAAGCGAATATCAACGTGAGTTAAACTTACTTAAAACAGTCCCTACAGATCAACATGTAGTGTATTTTTCTAATTTAGGAATTTACTATAAAGAAGATCGTTATACTCAACATAAAATAGATATGGAAGAGTATATTAGAACTCATTATAAAAGTTATACTATAGTTAGAATTGAAGTTTGTGAATGGGTTACTACCCCTCATACTATACTAAACTTTTTTAAAACCCAATTAAACCAAGGTATTGAACCCACAATCCAGGATACTACTAGATATGTTTTAAGTGTAGACGAGTTTATCTATTGGATTAAAATGATTAAGTCTGGAGTAAAAAATGAAATGAACATTCTAGGAAGAAAAATGACTATTGCTGAGATAGTAGAAGCTATAAAGCAAAATAAGTTATGATAAAAATTAAATTATTTTACCTTATTATGCCTTGGCAAATTGATTATGCCTTGCTTTCTTATACTCAATTTAAAAAATCAAAATATTATCTTCCTAAAGATGTTGAAATAACTATTGATACTCATCTTAATTTATCTAATTATTTAATTGATTGGGATAATAGTAAATTACCTAAAGAGTTTTTTATTAAAAAATATAATGATTTAGCTATTCTTTTAAAAGATTATAAACATAATTCCATAGTATATGATGGAGATGAAAATTATGGTCTTTTAGATATGCAAAAACAAGCATATGGAGATGAATTTGATTATTACATCTCAGTTTGCCCTGATATGTACTTTAGTGAGACTGCTTTATATTCTTTAATTGAGGCAGCTAAAATAATTAAAAATGATTATTTTGTAATTACTCCTGAAATTTCTAAAATGTGGGATTGGACTTGGGATGAAATAACTAATAAAAAATATCTAAACGTACCTTATAATGATTGGGATAAAGCTGATATTTTTGATATTAGGTATGATTTAAAATCTTCTAATGAGGATATTTACTTAGATCCTGTTTCTAAAAGTAAATTTGCAATATGGTTTGATCTTTATAGTAAATCATTTTATGAAAACTTATGCCGTGTGCATGATGATTGGACTGGATATGGTCCTTGGGATTGGTATTCAATGATGCTTTCTGATCACGTTAAAAGTTTAGGAGTAGATTACCAACAATACATTTTAAGAGGACAAACTATATTTGAATATTCAATTGGCCCTTTAAAAGATAGAGGTTATACTGAATATTATAAAGATTTTCTTAAAATTAAAATAGGAGCTAAAGAACAAAGAGACAAATTTGAAGCAAGAATGAATGAATATCTAAATAAAGGTGTACAAATGATTAAAAACCAAAATATTATATGAGAAAATATCTTCCAACACTAAGTGAACTAGTTGATCGTTTATCAATCGTCCAACTTAAAGAAGTATTCATCCCAGAACATAAAGATGAATATGCCCAAGAAATTGCTGATATTACACACGACATCCAAATGTTATTAGATGAACAAGATGGTAAAGTAACAGCTGAAACAATTAGAGCTATCGTGGTATTATCGCAGATGAATCTTCATATATGGCACAACGAATCTAATTATCGTAAGGGCATTAAAGACGGAAATAACCTGGAATTAACACATGGTTTAAATGGTATTCGCAATACAGCTAAAAATAGAATTCAAGAAGTTGTAGGCGGAAGAAAAGATTATAAAATCGATTGTTTAGCAGCCGAGTTTAAAGACTGGGAAATTAGTTGGTAATGGAAATATTTGCTAATTTTAGAGATATTAATACTGATCCTTACTTACTTTATATTAAAGCAAAGTATGGAGACAAACCTATTACTTTTTGGTATGATAAATTACCTACATCTCTTAATGAGCTAAATATAAACCCTTATAATTTTTTATTTTTACATGAACCTGATGAGTTTTTTGGTTTACATTCTTATGCTTCTCGAACCCACTCCCAATTTACAGCTATATTAACTTGGAATGATAAATTATTAAGTAATTTATCTAATGCTGTAAATTTTACTTACAGTGGCCAAACTTTAGATAATGATTATATTAATTCACTAAGTAAAAAAGAATTTAATATTTCATTTTTATGTGGAACTAAATCTTCTGTTGAAGGACACAAATTACGACATAGTGTTTATTCTTTAGAGTCTAAAATTCAAATTCCTAAAAAATGGTTTTATGTTTTAGATGATTATGACCATAAAACTAATACCAGACCTGGTTATACTGAATATTCTAGAGACCTATCCCACATTCCAGAAGGTATTGATCCTATTAGTTATGGCCGAAGAGTTTTATTTGATGATTCAATGTTTAACATCGTAATTGAGAATGTTAAATATAATAATTGGTATAATAAGATTGGGGATGCGTTTGTAACTAAAACTATCCCATTATATTGGGGTTGCCCTAATATTAGTGAATTTGGTTATGATGAAAAAGGAATTATTAGATTTAACACCAAAGAAGAATTATTAGATATAATAAATAATCTAACCCCAGAAAAATATAATGAAATGCTTCCATATATTGAATATAATTATGAATTAGCACTTCAAGACACATTTGAAAACAACATCAGTCAATTTTTTGATAATATTTTTGAACTTAATAATATATGATATTTCCAGAAGTAAGAATCTATCAACCAGATTCATTTGAAGATTTTAGAGGTGAATTATATACCTTATTTAAACAAGATGATCATGAATTAGTTTTTAACCATGATAAAGTATCTATTTCGCGCAAACATGTGTTAAGAGGATTACACGGTGATTCTAAATCATGGAAATATATTTCTTGTTTAGCAGGTGAAGTATTATTAGTAGTAGTTGATAATCGTCCTGAATCTAAAAACTATTTAAAATGGGATTCTATTGTTTTATCCTCTAAAAATAAGAAAGCAGTTTTAATCCCACCTATGTTTGCTAATGGTCATTTTGTTTTAAGTGATGAAGCAACATTCTTCTACAAATGGGCTTACCCAGGATCATATCCAGATGTTCAAGATCAATTTACATTAAAATGGAATGATCCCCGTATAGGAATTCACTGGCCTGTTTCTAATCCTATTTTATCTAAACGTGACGCTTAAAAGTTTTTTTATTATATTAATGTTATGAATATACCCAGACACTATACTAAAGTTCGCGACGTAAACATTACGCCTGAAGAACTAATTGCATTCGAAGATCGAGTAAAGGATGCATATGAAAATGCCAAGGTAAAAGGACCAGTGCATTTATCTAAAAATAACGAAGAACAACTTATTGAATTGTTTCAATACATCCATAAAGATGATTGGGTACTTTCAGCTTGGAGAAATCATTACCATGCCCTATTACACGGTGTAGACCCAGAAAAATTATTTTCATGGATTAGTGAAGGTAGAAGTATGGGCACAAATAATCTTAAACCTAACTTTTATGCTTCATCTATTGTAGGTGGTATTATTCCTCTTTCTTTAGGCATTGCTGCTGGTTTAAAGCGTTCTAATTCACCTCGTCGTGTATGGTGTTTTGTAGGTGATATGACAATGGAAACTGGTGTATTCCATGAAGCCTACAAATATTCTCAAAACTTCAATCTACCACTTCAATTTGTAGTTGAAGATAATAATTTGAGTGTTCACACACCCACTGATTTAGCTTGGGGTAAGCGTATGGACGTTCCTGAAAATGTTATTTATTATCAATATAAAATGTCTTACCCCCACCACGGAACAGGCAAATGGGTTAATTTCTAAATTATGGGTTACAAAAACGAATTAGACAGAGCAATGGAATGGCTTGCTTCAAAGCCAGATACCGTATTTACAGGACAAGCTATTGGAATGAGCGGACACGCTATTTCAAATACAATGGTTAATGTCCCACAAGACAAACGAGTTGAATTACCCGTATTTGAAGAAACCCAATTGGGAATGGCCACAGGTATGGCATTAACAGGTTGGGTACCCATTACTTGTTACCCACGATTTGATTTCTTTATTTTATCACTTAACCAATTGGTTAATCATTTAGACAAAATGCAAGACATGTCTAAAGGTGAAATGAAACCTAAAGTTATTATTCGTGTAGCTGTAGGTTCTAAAGTACCATTTAGTGCAGGTCCCCAACATACTCAAAACCATACTGAAGCAATGCGTAAAATGCTTACTGAAGTAGAAGTTGTTGAATTAATGGAACCAGAAGAAATCTTTCCAGCATTTGAAAAAGCATATAATAGTGATAAATCAACCTTAATTATTGAACACAGCGAGTTTTATGGCAGCAAATAATTTTACATGGCCTCTTATTAATGATAATATCACCCAAGGTGATAGAGAAATCCTAGCTGATTTCTGTTTAAATGGTGAACGTTTTACTAACGGACCTAAAGTTAAAGAATTTGAAAGTATATGGTCTGAATGGTTAGGTGTAAATCATTCTGTAATGGTTAACTCTGGTGCTTCAGCTAACTATATTTCTATTGCTATGGTAAAAGAATTAGTAGGTGAAGGTGAAATAATTGTACCCCCAATTGGTTGGGTTAGCGACATATCTTCAGTTGTTCAATTAGGAATGACCCCTGTATTTGTAGATGTATCACTTAGTGATTTTAACATTACTTCTAGAAACATTAAGGATGCTATTACTCCTAAAACCAAAGCAATTGTATTAGTACATACACTAGGATTCCCAGCAATTAATGATGAAATTATTCAAATTGCTAAAGATAATAATTTAATTCTAATTGAGGATTGTTGTGAAGCTCATGGTGCTACTTACAATGGTAAACGTGTAGGTTCATTTGGTGATATTTCATTGTTCTCATTTTATTTTGGTCATCATATTACTACTATTGAAGGAGGAATGGTTTGTACAAACAACCCAGGCCTATATGATTTAGCTAAACTATTCCGCTCACATGGAATGACACGAGAAGCTTCTTTAGGATTACAAGAACTTTATCAAAATGTTTATCCTGATTTAAATCCATTATTTACTTTTGCAGTAGCTGGATTTAACATGCGTTCAACTGAGCTAAATGCTGTTTTGGGTATTGAACAAATGAAACGTTTAGATTACAATATAAAATGTAGGCAAGATAATTTAGATACTTGGTTAAGTAATCTTAACCCTGCAATGTTTATTACTAGATTTAATATTCAAGGTAATAGCAATTTTGCTTTACCTTTAATGATGCAAGGAGCTACTATAAATAAATTAAAAGAAGTTTGCCGTATTTTAGAAGAAGAAGGAGTAGAATATCGTTTAGGTACAGCAGGAGGTGGAAACCAATCTCGTCAACCTTATTTAAAAAAATTCCCACACCGTATAAATGGAACATTAGTACAAGCTGATTATATCCATAAAAATGCTCTTTATGTAGGTAACCATCCTGAATTAACTGAAGAACAAATTATTAATCTTTGTAAAAAATTAAATAATGTTTAATAACCAAAAAGTTTTAGTAACTGGGGGCGGTGGTATGATTGGCCGTTCACTAGTTAAATTCCTCCTAGAAAAAGGAGCTCAAGTTACAATTGCTGACCTTACTGAACCCTCAGACTTACCTAAAGGTGTAGGCTATGTTAAAGCTGATTTGCGTTATTTTGATCAATGTGAAGCTATTTGTAATGGTCAAGATTATGTTTTTAACTTAGTAGGTGTTAAAGGATCACCTAAAATGTGTGCTGAACAACCAGCTGATTTTATGGTTCCAATGCTTCAATTTAATACAAACATGATGGAAGCTGCTCGTAGAGCAAATGTAAAATGGTATCTGTATACAAGCTCAGTTGGTGTTTATGCGCCTGCAGAAGTATTTGTTGAAGATAGCGTTTGGAAAACTGTTCCATCCCCAAATGATCGTTTTGCTGGTTGGGCTAAGCGTATGGGCGAATTACAAGCCGAAGCATATGCTATTCAATATGGTTTGAATAATGTTTCTATTGTTCGTCCTGCTAACGTTTATGGTAACTACGATAACTTCAACCCAGCGAACGCAATGGTAGTTCCTTCACTTATTCGTAAAGCACAAGAAAATGATGTGCTTGAAGTTTGGGGTGATGGTTCAACAATTCGTGATTTTATTCATGCTGATGATGTTGCTTTAGGAATGTTGTTTGCTGTTGAAAATAAAATTACCCAACCAATTAACTTAGGTTCAGGTAAAGGTTATTCAATCAAAGAAGTAGTTGACATGGTAGTTAAACATTCAGGTAAAGATCTTGAAGTAAAATGGCTAACAGATAAACCCGGCGGTGATGCTATTCGTTTATTTGATATGACTCGAGCTAGATCTTATGGATTTGATATTTCAGTATCATTAGAAGAGGGCATTCAACGAACTACAGAATGGTTTATGAATAATAAAGAAATTTTAGATAAACGTTATAATGCATTTGTAGATCACTAATGGCAGAGTATTTAATTTCAGGAAATAAAAGTGGATTAGGTAAGTATTTAAATGATAATTTACCTGATTCCCTTGGTTTTGGGAGAAATGAATTAAATCTAGTTAAAAGAGAAGATTTTAATACAATTATTCATTGTGCCTTTAATAAAGAACAATACCAAATTCAAGATTATTACAAATATTTACAAGACAATATTTTTCTAACTCAAGATCTTTTAAATTTAAGTCATCATAAGTTTGTTTATATTTCAACAGTAGATGTTTATCAAGACAATCCTAATTATTATGGGTTATTTAAACGATTTGCAGAATCGATTGTAGAAAAAAATCCAAATGCTCTTATTTTAAGATGTTCTATGATGTTAGGTCCTGATATGAAGCCTAACCATGTTACTAAATTAAAAGATAATGTAGATAAATTAGGTTTATCTAGTGATTCTACTTTTAATTATATCTTAATGAGTGATATTCTTGAATTTTTTTCTAGTGGTGACTATTTAGAATACAGTGGAGTAGTTGATTTTATTTCAAATGAAGTAATTAAATTGTCTCAAGTAAAATCTTATTTTAATTCTACCACAGAACTAGGAAATTATACTTATGAATCTTATAATTTATATTCAATGTTTCCAATTTATACTCTAAATAAAAAATATAATAAATCATCTCTAAAAAATTTAAAAACATATTATGAATAATTTCTTTAAAGACAAATTAGTAGTAGTCACAGGAGGTAGTGGTTTTATTGGAACCCATTATCTTAAGGCTTTAGTAGAAAAAGGAGCAAAAGTTAGAACGTATGTTCATGAAACACCTCTTCAATATACCCATGAAAATATTGAAGTTTTAGATTATATTAATCTAAATAATTTAGAAGATTGCCTTCGCCTTACAGAAGGGGCAGACTATGTAATACATTCAGGAGGTAAAATTGCTCACCCATCAACAGTTCCTACCGATATTCAAATATCTATGCAGAATATTATGGTATTAGGAAATATTTTAGATGCATCACAACGTAATGGAGTAAAACGTTTCCTTGATTTAAATAGCTCCACAGGTTATCCTGATCGTAGATATCCTATTAAAGAAGAAGAATTTTGGGATGAAGAACCATTTGCTAAGTATTTTGGTTATGGTTGGATGCGTCGCTATAGAGAAAAACTTATGGAACACGTTTATAAATTCTCAGGAATGGAAATTATGTTAGGCCGTGGAACCGCTATTTATGGTCCTTATGATAACTTTGATCCTAAAACATGTCACGTTGTTCCTGCTCTTATTAAACGAGTTTTAGATGATGAAAATCCTTTTATTGTTTGGGGCACTTCTGATGTAGTTCGTGATTTTCTTTATGTTAAAGATGTAGTTAAAGCATGTTTACTTATTTTAGAAAAAGGTGAACCTATGCGTCCTTATAATGTTGGTTCTGGAATCGCTCTTACAGTAGGTGATATTGTAGAAGCTGTTCTTAAAGCTACAGGTAAAACTCCTGAAGTAGTTTGGGATGAGACTAAACCAACAACTATTCCATTTAGAATGGCTAGCACAGAGCGTATCCAAAGCGAATTAGGATTTGAACCTACTTACACATTTGAAGAAGGTATCAAAGAAACAGTTGAATGGTATATTGCAAATAAGCTTTAATATGAATGCATTTATTACGGGTATAACAGGGATGGTAGGAAGTCATTTAACAGACTACCTCCTTAAAAATACAGATTGGAAAATTTATGGGTTTGCTCGTTGGTATGATTCATTAGATAATCTTGAGCATTTAGTAAGTGAAATTGATAAAAAAGATCGTATTGAACTTATTTATGGTGATTTAAATGATTTACCTTCATTAAGTAAAGCAATAGATAAAGCAAAACCTAATTATGTTTTTCATTTAGCTGCTCAATCTTATCCTATGCCTAGTTTTGATGCGCCTATAGAAACTCTCCAAACAAATATATTGGGAACCGCTAATTTATTAGAGGCATTGCGTAATTCCGCGTATAAAAACGCTATAACGCATGTATGTGCATCGAGTGAGGTATTTGGCCGTGTTCCTAAAGAAAAATTACCAATTAATGAAGAATGTGGTTTCCACCCAGCTTCACCTTATGCTATATCTAAGGTTGGAACTGATTTAGTAGGTCGTTATTATGCCGAGGCATATGGAATGACTATTATGACTACTCGTATGTTTACTCATACAGGCCCTAGACGAGGCGATGTATTCTCAGAATCAACATTCGCTAAACAAATTGCTATGATTGAAGCTGGCTTACAAGAACCTAAAATTTATGTAGGTAATTTAGAATCACTTCGTACTTATGCTGATGTTAGAGATGCTGTAAAAGCTTATTATATGTTAGTTACTCATAATCCTATTGCAGGTGAGTATTACAATATTGGTGGTACTTATACTTGTAAAATTGTTGATATGCTTAACTATTTAATCAGCCAGTCTACAGTAGATAATATTGAGGTTGTAATTGATCCTGAGCGTTTGCGTCCAATTGATGCTGATTTACAAGTACCTGATACTACTAAATTCCAAAACCATACAGGTTGGAAACCAGAATATACTTTTGAACAAACTATGAATGATCTCCTCCAATACTGGAGAGACAGAGTAAGCTCAGGACGTAAATTTTTAAGACGATGAAAATATTAGTTATAGGAGATAGTTGTACAGATATTTTTAGATATGGTAAAGTAGAAAGAATAGCCCCAGAAGCACCTGTACCCATTATCGTACCTGAAAGAGAAACATCTAACCCTGGTATGGCCGGTAATGTAGTAGCTAATCTAAAAGCTTTAGGAGCTGAAGTGGATTTTGTTACTAATAAAACTGAAATTCGTAAAATAAGATATGTTTGTTCTAAGTATAATCATTTACTTTTAAGAGTAGATGAAAATGATAAATGTGAACAAATTGATTCTACTTATCTCCCTGAAGAAGAGTATAACGCTATTGTAATCTCAGACTACTGTAAAGGATTTTTGTCTGAAAATGATATTGAATTTATTACTCAAAATACATCAATTCCTACATTTTTAGATACTAAAAAAATATTAGGTGAATGGGCTCATTATGTTGATTTTATTAAAATTAATTATCATGAGTATGAACGTAACTTAGAGATATTACTTAATGATAGTATTCTTCAAAATAAAACCATAGTTACAAGAGGTAAATACGGTTGTGACTACCAAGGTAAAAATTATCCAACCCAAGAAGTACCTGTAAAAGATGTTTCAGGTGCTGGAGATACATTTTTAGCTGGATTAGTAGTAGAATATGCTCGTTCTAATGATATAGATAAAGCAATTGAGTTTGCTCAAGAATGTACAACTATAGTAGTCCAAAAATCAGGGGTATCAACAATATGAAAACAGCAGCTTTACTTTATGGAAGAAATGATGGCTATAAAGAAGATAATAGAATAGTTGTATGTTTAGAATCAATGTTAGAAACATTTGATGAAGTGTGGTTTTTAGATTGGAATACCCCTGAAAATAATAATCCTATATTATGGGATATAATAGATAAAATACCTAAAACTGGAAGACTTAAACATATGGTTATCCCTCCAGATGCTGCTTATGCTCTAACTAATAATAACCCGGATGCTCAAGCTTGTCTTCAAGTATTAGCTAGTAATATTATGATGCGTAGATGTGATGCAGATTGGATTGTAGCTACAACTATTGATATTTTAGCTCCTAAAAAAGAAGTATTAAATAATTTTTTATCTAAAGCTGATGAAAATACTTTTTATACTTTTTCAAGACGAGATGTTGAAATGGTAGAGTTAGAAAAGTTAGGATTTGATAAATGGAAAGAATTTAGAGATAATTTAGATCAAATTTCTCAAGAAAGACGTTTTTATGCTAAAGTTTCTCCTAATGATACTTATAGTATTATTAACTGTTGTGGTGATTTTCAACTAGCCCATAAAAACCTTTGGTATAACATTAAAGGATTTGAAGAAAATATGCTTTATGCCTGTTTTCAAGATACTAACGTACAGAAAAAGGCTGTATTAAATGGTTATAATTTAGTCCCTATATATGATATACCTTTATATCATCTGTCTCATAAAGGTATGGGAAATGATGGGTCATCTCCTTCAAAACAAGTTTATAATGACGTTTGGAAATGGGTAGAACATTTTACCCAATCAGAAAATCCTAATACTTGGGGATTTTCAGAGATTGAAATTGAATTTGAAATAATTTAATTTGGTTACCTAAAATATTTTTCTTATATTTACCAAAAAGGGAAAAAATGAAAGTATACTATTTTTATAACCGCGCAGATAGTTCTAAGGAACCTATTTTTTATTGTAAAGCTAAATCTCGTTTATACGCAGCTGAACATTTTGCTGAAGGCAAACGAATGACTCTAAAACAATTTTTATCATTATTCTCAATATCTAAATGAAGGATCTAAAACATCTTCTTGAGGAACTTGTTGGTGCTGAGGTAAATATAAATGAATCTCCTAAATCAGTTGAACAAAAAGAAGAAAAATTGTTTATTGAATTAGTAGAAACCATTGAAATTGCTTGGAAACAAGAGCATGAGATGTATGAAAATTACGGAATTGATTTTCAAGGTTTTTTACAATACTTATATCATGCAATTGAAACACTTGTGATGCTTAAATATGGAGCATTTAAAGCAGAAGTATTTTGGTGGTATGTATTAGAACGATTTGATGAAGAAGGTAATATACTAGGTCTTGAAGACGAAAATGGTAAAGTATATCATTTTAAAACTCACAAACAATTTTATAAATTTTTTAAAACACTTAAATAAAGGTTATAATGTATTTAGAAACTATCCCTATGAAAAAAACAACCCCTAAGTTTGAAATGATGGAGTGCTCATGCTGTGGTAACCCAATGCCTAAGCTTCGCCTCGAACTTTATGGTTATGATTTTTGTGTTGACTGTAGTGCTGTAGGCCGTAAAAAAGGACTTAGTATTCAAGTTGGTGAAGGTGATCATGCACTTACTAAAGTAGTAATTATAGGAGAACAAGAATATCGTAATTATATGTTCTCAGAGAATAAAATGCGTAAAAAATCTACTGGTGAATCTAAAGCTGAGTTTATTCACTTTGATAATGAAGATAATAAGCTTGATAATATCAAGTTTGATGATTCCGAAGAATAATGCCTAAAGCAAAACCACTAGGAAAAGAACTTATTTTAGCTGCTATGGCTAAAACTAAATCAAATAAAGCTGCTGCACGTTATTTGAATTGCTCTTATATTCATTACAAAAAGTGGGCTAAAACTTATGATGCAACTGAAAAGGGTTATTCTAATTTATTCGAACAACATAAAAACCAATCAGGCAAAGGCATACCCAAATTTTTAAGCAACTCTGGTAAAGAACCAGCATTGCTTGATATTATTGAAGGTAGAGTTCCTATGACTAACTTTTCTCCTGATAAAGTTAAAAAAAAGCTATTTCAAGAAGGTTATTTAAAAGAAGAATGTGGTATGTGTAAGTTTAATGAACGTAGAGTATTAGATTATAAAAGTCCATTATTACTTAACTTTAAAGACAAAAATAAAAGAAATTATAGATTAGAAAATTTAGAAGTACTTTGTTATAATCACTATTTTCTAACTGTTGGGGATATATTTAGTGATAAACAAATTGAACAAATTGAAGATTATAAACCTGTAAACGAAGGAGAAACAACCTGGGAACTAGATGAATACCAGATGCAACGTTTAAAAGAACTAGGATTATATGATCTTCCTTCTAATATAGAAGATGGCTCAGAATTTATTTCTAGAATATGAAAAAACGTAAACACGATAAAATAGTAAACGATTATGCTAATCAAAAATCGTCTCATCTTGAAAAACTAGCTACAAAAATGTTGGAGGACCAAGAGAAGCTTAGTAAATTACGTGAAAAGAAAAGTACCGGAAAGTTTTTAGACTTATTCTAATGGTAAAGAAAATTGTAGTAAAAACACAAGAGGAGTTTGAAGAAATGCTCCAACAAAAAGATATTAAAATATCTAAGGCTATTGTTGAAACTGCTTTAGCTAACCTAACTAATAAAAAACGTTTTATTCCTATCTTAGAAATTCACGTTCAAGATGAAGGTAATATTTTTGATATTACTTTAGATAGAAAAGACATGATGCAAACACTTAAACAAAATCTTGAAATTCATGAGTTACATGAAGAATATGAAGGTTGCGCTCGCATCGCTGCTGCGATCAAGTCACTCGAAAGTCGAACCTAAAACTTCACCTATGCTTTACAAATACAACAAACACGAACTCAAATTCGAACCAATATTAAGATTAAAATATTTTCGATGGGTTGTGATAGGAATAGCTCTTATGTCTTTTGTATCAATCAACACAATGGAGTTAAAAGATTATGAACGTATCCTAGAAATCAATATAAATGGTGAACGTGAATTTACTGAAGAAAAACTCGTTCGTAAACTTAAAGAATTAAATATTAAATATCCACACATCGTTTTAGCACAAGCTAAGTTAGAATCGAATAACTATTCTTCTCGAATATTTATCGATAACAATAACTTGTTTGGTATGAAGGAAGCCCAAGTGCGAATTAACACAGCCAAAGGCACCCAATACAGACATGCTTATTATAATACTTGGCAGGAAAGTGTTTTGGATTACGCGTTTTGGATGGCAACATATGGTTCCAAATGTAAAACAGAACAGCAATACTATAATTTGCTAAACGGCTATGCCGAAGACCCAAATTACCAGGCTAAGTTGAAAAATATAATTGTAAGAGATAACTTAAAAGAATTATTCAACTAAATGGCTAAAGGACAAACAACCGCTATAAAATTAGAAAAACCAAAAGTATCAAGACCAGGCATCCACGCTAAAACAAAAACGTCCCAACTTAAGTCAAGTAAAAATTATACTAAACAATATAGAGGACAAGGACGATAATGGCACAATCAGCTAAAAAACGTATTAAGTTTACTAGTAAACCTAAAAGTAAAAGCAGCAGTGCTAAGCAGGCTGCTCGTATAAAATCTAACACAGAAATCCTAAATAAATTAAAATGAAAAAAATGTTATTCGCAATGGTTGCAGCTGCAATGTTATTCAGCTGTTCTAAACCACACCCTGAAAAAAATATCCTACAAATCCACCAAGGTGCTTACGCATTCTGTGGAGCATCAGGAGCAGTCCCAACAGGTAAAAAGATTATTGTTCAAGGAGTAGAGTATGACGAGGGTTGTGCTATTTGTCCTGTATTAACTGGTCCTTCAATTGCTAATTTAGCTATGGAAGGTGTAAGTGGAACTTGGGGCAAATTCTATGTTAAAGACAATCCACAAACACCAGACGGAACTGATCAAACAGTATGGTCATTCTTTTGGTATTTTGATTCAACAACAGTTGTACCACAATTCAACCCTGAAACACAAGGTTGGGAATGGATGACTCCAAACAACAGAGCATTTATTGTAAACACAGATTCAGCAAGCACAAGCATGAGTAACATGTTTGCTATGCCTGGTCGTATCATTGACACATTAGATAATGGTATTATTTTAGCTGAATGTTTTGGTCCGCTCAATGAAGCAGCTGTTCCATTACGTAAAGCAATCCCTGTAAAATCAGGTATGAAATCAATTACTGCAGCTAAAAAAGGTGCTCCATACCCAGTTGGAACACCTATCCCAGTAATGGGTGTAAAGGAAGATGGATGTCCTTGTCCATTTACTGATCCTTGTATTTGCCCTTAATAAATAAACTGTGACTGAAGTAAGGCATAGAATCATTCTAAGTATTGTTATAGTATTAAGTTTCTTATTTACTATACACGCTATTAGTTTAGCTATGCATTATCAATCCACAGTAGATAGTGAATGGAAAGAATTACTTCTCCTAGTTTTAGGTGCTATGATCGGTAATTTTACTAAAGTTGTAGATTATTGGTTTAACGCACACAAAAAAGAAAAAGATGAGTGAAGAAGTAAACGTAAGCGTAGGTAACGATAACGCTGGAGCATCTGCAGGAGCATCTGCTGGAACTGAAGTAACAGATACATCAGTAAGTGCTGGTGTAGAAGCAGGAGCCGAGGTTCATGCTGGAGTAGAAAATACAAATCAAGTTGGTGATGTAACCATCTCACAAGAAGCTCATGCTGAAGCTGAGGTTCATGCTGAAGCTGGAGCCGATGCTGGTTGGGATGGTAGAAATGCTTCCGTTAACGCTGGTGCTGAAGTTGGAACATCGGTAGAAGTTGGAGCATCTAATTCAGTAGAATATGGTAACGTAACCAACACAACTGAAGTTCACGCCGGAGCTCAAGCAAGTGCTGGAGTAGGAGCAGGTGGACAAATTGGTATGGATGGTGCTGAAGGTCATGCTGGTGCAATGGCTGGAGCATCTGTAGGTGTTGGAGCTTCTACTGGAGTATACGACAAAGATGGTAATGGAGCTCAAGCAGGTGCTGGTGTATCCGTTGGAGCACAAGTAGGTGCTGAAGTAGGCGGAGGCGCTACTATGGATAATGGTGTTGCAACCGTTGGAGTAGATGGTAAAGTTGCCTTATTAGCCGGGGTTGATGTAGATGCTTCAGTTAGCGTTGATACTAAACCAGCTCAAGAAGCAGTCGTTGATACAGCAAACACCGTAGCTAAAGAAACTACCAAGGTAGTAGATAAAGTAGCAGAACCTGTAAACAATGCCGGTAACGCAGTTGTAGGAGGAGCTAAAGATGCCGGTAATGCGGTAGTTGGTGGAGCTAAGGATACTGGTAAAAAAATGAAAAAAGCATTTAAGTTCTAAATGATACAAGTACTAGAAGCAGCAGCAAGTATAGCAGTCCTAATTTGGGCGTGCTATACACTGCTCTTCTCCGTATATTCATGTTCTAATCCAAAAAAGTGTAATAAAAATTGTAAATGTTATGAGTAAAATGTCAGCTAAGACGCGTTATGAAGCATTCATGGAGTGGCATAAATGGGCACAACACAAGT